AAGACGTACGACAAGTTGCGGAGTACAAAGGAAAAATTCCACCAAACGAATACGGAAACATGTTAGTGACGGTTGCAACAGAATGGAACAATGCATTGCTAGCAATTGAAAATGCCAATATTGGATGGGCTGCAATTCAACCAGCAATAGATAGAGGATATCAAAATCTACATTATACATATCGAGATGACGGATATACGGATTCCGATGTACAATTGAAAAAAGGTTATGATATGAAAGATAAAACGCAAATGGTACCCGGTGTTACAACTTCAACACGTACGCGTCCATTAATGATATCATCCTTAGAAATGTATATGCGAGAAAAAACTCCGATAATTCGCAGTAAACGTTTAATACAAGAACTATTGGTATTTATTTGGCTTAATGGTAAAGCACAATCACAACAAGGATATAACGATGATTTAGTAATGTCATTTTGTATTGGATTATGGTTACGCGATTCTACATTAAAATTACGTCAACAAGGAATTGAACTTAATAAACGAGCACTATCTCAATTCCAAAAAACAAGCCCCGTTATATACACCGGTAATAAAAATAATATCGACACGGGCTGGTCTTGGAATAATGGTTATAACGACGAAAGCCTTACTTGGTTGATTAAATAAACTAGGCTGTTCTGTAATTAGTTATATTTATATTAAAATATAAGAAATATGGCGTCACTAAGAAAACGTTTACAAAATCTATTTAGTACTAACGTAATTGTTAGATCATACGGTAAAGATCAACTTCGAGTAGTCGATACAAACCGTTTACAATCAGTAGGAAATCTAGGTCAAAGCAAAGTAGCTGACCGTTATACCAGATTACATGGAGCAAATAAACACCGTGTAGGAGGAATGGGCGGATATGATTCTAATTATTATATGCATCAAAATCGTATGCAGTTATACGCTGATTACGAAATGATGGATAAAGATCCAATTATTAGTTCAGCATTAGATATTTATTCAGACGAATCTACATTAGCCGATCAATTTGGAGAAATATTAACAATTAAAACTAATGATACTCGCATACAAAAAATTCTTTACAATTTATTTTATGATGTATTAAACATTGAATTCAATTTATGGACATGGATTCGTAACATGACAAAATATGGCGATTTCTTTTTAAAATTGGATATTGCTGAAGAAATTGGTATATTGAATGCTAGACCATTTTCTAGTTATGAAATGGAACGTTGGGAAGAATATAACGAAGCTACGGGTGAATATGATATTAAATTTAAAAATATCGCATCCGAACAAATGACATACGATGTATTTGAAATTGCACATTTCCGTATGTTGTCCGATTCAAACTTTTTACCATACGGTAAATCTATGTTAGAAGGAGCACGAAAAGAATTCCAAAAATTAATGATGATGGAAGATGCAATGCTTATACATCGTATAATGCGCGCCCCGGAAAAACGTATATTTAAAATTGATATTGGTAATATTCCGCCAAATGAAGTTGATACATTCATGGAAGGAATTATCAATAAAATGAAAAAAATTCCACACGTTGACCCACAAACTGGAAACTATAATCTTAAATTTAACTTGAATAACATGTTAGAAGATTATTACTTGCCAGTCCGCGGAGGTCAATCATCTACACAGATTGATACATTGCCTGGTATGACTTTTACGGGAATGGATGATATTGAATATATCAAAGATAAAATGATGGCTGCACTTAAAATTCCTAAACCATTTTTAGGATATGCTGAAGCAGTTGAAGGAAAAACTACATTAGCATCTATGGATATTCGTTTTGCTAGAACAATTGAACGTGTACAAAAAATTGTATGTTCTGAACTAGTTAAAATAGCAATAGTACATTTATATTCTCAAGGATTTGAAGGCGAAGATTTGGTTGGATTTGAATTAGAATTAACATCGCCATCAATTATATATGATCAACAAAAAGTTGCGTTAATGAATGAAAAAATTACATTAGCCAATGCAATGAAAGATTCGAAACTAGTTTCCGATAAATACATATATGAATACATATTCAATATGACAGAAGAAGCATGGCTTCAAGAAAGAAACAATGTTATCGAAGATTTAAAATTAAGATTCCGTCAAAACCAAATCGAACAAGAAGGAAATGACCCGGCAGTAACAGGAGTATCTTTCGGTACGCCGCACGATTTAGCAACGGTTCATATGTCATCGGATGAAGTAGATGTAAAAGATAAAGGTGGAAGACCGAAAGAAGGAATTAAATACGGACAACATAAAAATGAATTTGGATGGGATCCTACCGGTGCTAAACAATTTAAACAAGACTTCGATCCGGAGAATCAAAGAACAGCATTCCAACCAGATCCTAAATTTAAACGACAAGCTGGATCAGTTGCTGTGGAAAATCATAATATTTTAAAACAAATAAAAAGAAAAACTAATCAAGCAACTATTATTACCGAATCATTGAAATCTAATATATTAACCGAAACCGATATCGATGCTGGTACTATATTAGATGAAACCAACATTTTGTAATACAAACATATTTATTAAAAACGCAAGGCATCGTATAAAACATGAAGAAATTAAAACATTCAAAATATAAGAATACAGGTATATTATTTGAAATGTTAGTTAGGAAACTAACGTCTGAAACATTATCTTCGAATAAATCAGTAACCATTGATATTATAAAAAACTACTTTGGCAGAAATACTGAATTATCTAAGGAATTACAATTATATAATTCATTGGTAAAAGAACAGTTTAGAAGCGAAGCTTCGGCATTAGATTATATTCGTACGGTAAAAAGTGCATACGACAAATTAAATCAATCCGTGTTAAAACGTCAAAGATATAATCTTGTAAAAGAAATTTCAGATAAATTTGTTTTTGCTGATATGTCAAAAATGCACATTAATAATTACAAAGTATTAGCTTCAATTAATATGATCTTCGAACATTCAGAAACGGATAATCCAAAACAATTAATGGAATGTAAAAACGTAATTATCGATCACGGCATAATTACTGAACGCGTTACTCCGAAACAAGATGTATTGCTTGAATCATTTGAAGCACAATCAAAAGATATGCGTTTATTAACGTATAAAATTTTAGTTGATAAATTCAATGAAAAATATTCAGTATTAGATGAATCACAAAAACAATTACTGAATAAATACATTACACACGTTAATGATACAACCGCATTACGTGAATACATACAAAAAATTATACCAGGAATTAAAACTGATTTAGCTAAACAAGCAAAATTAATAACTGATCCAGCAACTCGAATCAAAGTATCGAAATTGTCGGAAATGCTTTGTAATGTAGAATCCATGAAAACCATTAAAGAATCGCATGTGCTATCATTGTTACGTTATTTTGATTTAGTTCGCGAATTAAAGGAGATGCATTAATGAAATCATTTTTAAAAGAAATGGAAAAGAAATTCACAGAATTAGAAGATTCATGTGATTCATGTGATAATGTAAAGTCTCAATGTACATGTGAAGAAATTGAAGAACAAAATGTAACAGGTGCTGTAGCTGGATTTAATACACCTGCCGCATTTGCTGCACCTGGTAAATGGAAACAAAAAAAAACACAATATGAATCGGTAAATACACTACCAACATATAAAATAGGAGAATATCAAGGACCAGAAGCGGAAGACGAAGAATATACTGATAAATTTCCATTTTCAAACGATGATACAAAATGGCAACATAAAAATTACAAATATCCGTCGGTAAATTTAACCGGTACCCCTGGAACTGCAAGTAAAAAACATAAAACATTAACAGTTGGTGAACAACTAGATAAACGATATGAAGCATTAATCGAATCATATCGTAATTTTGCAACAGGCGATTCTAATATCACGCCAGAACGAAAAGTTAAAAATACGATTCAAGAAATTGCCAAAAAACTTCAAGAAATTGAAACCATGGTAAATTACAATACTAAATTAAAAACCGAATCAGGCGTTACATCTTCAAATTACGGTCCATCAACAAAAAAAGCATTAACGAAAATTTCAGAACGATTAATCAAAATATCGGAACGAGTAAGATCATTAGGAGAATAATATGAACAAAAAACTAATTGTAGAATATATGCCGTTTAAACCAATTGGTTCGCTTAATGAAACAAGCGGAGCTGCATATGGAATTCCTGGTGGTTTTGTAGTTCAAGGAGTTTTACAACGTGCTGGGTCAAAAAATCAGAACGGTCGAATATATCCTAGAAATATTTTAGAAAGAGAATGTCATCGTTATCAACGTGAATATATTGACCAACATCGTGCCTTAGGTGAATTAGATCACCCCGATTCGTCAGTAGTTAACTTGAATAATGTTTCACATAACGTATTGAAGATTTGGTGGGATGGCGATGATTTAAAAGGCGCAGTTCAAATACTAGAAACTCCGAGTGGAAAGATTCTTAAAGAACTATTTAAAGCTGGAATTACTTTGGGAATTTCATCCCGCGGATTAGGTTCTGTTAAAGAATTAAGAAGTGAAGGTACGGTTGAAGTTCAGGAAGATTTTGAATTAATATGTTGGGACTTTGTATCAAATCCTTCAACTCATGGTGCTTTTATGCGACCTACGCACATGCACGAATCAGTTGATAAAATGAATACCGCAAACAAATATAATAAAGTAAACGGCCTTATAACTTCGATTTTATGCGAAGATGGCAAATGTAGGATATAACATGAAAAGCAATTTAAAATATATTTTAGAAATGATCACTGAAGATCAACCACAACCATTATCTAAAGAAGAAAAACAAGCATTTCTGACTCAAGTAAAACAATTTTCACAAATGGGTGATTCTGTTTACGGACGCGGTGATTTAGACGCGTTAACTAAACGTGTGATGGATATTGTAAACAAAGCAGAACAAATTTCAACTGAAAATGGAGATTGGTTTGACAATGTAACTATTAAACGTCACATGAAAAACTTAAACGATTCATACAAAGTATTCGAATCAACTGCAAAAGAGATGTCTCAATTGCAACAACGTTTAAGTGCAGCATATGAAGATATCGCACAAGGTTTAGGTAAATACTTTGACGTGCGTTAATTTGGATATGTGAAAATAATTACTTATATTATAAAGGTATAAAATGAATAAATTAAAAAGATTATATCATGACTTTTTTGGTTTGACTGAACAAACTACGATGTCAACGACTACATCAAGCAAAGGTGCAGTTAAAATGTCAAAAACATCAAAGCCTGATGATATAAAAAAAATAACAGATAAAGGTGTCGATGTTAAATTAGAAAACACTGATATGGTAGATGAAGCACAACTTATTAATCATATGACTGATTATCGTGGCGGTGTGGAATATGTAGTATATGATCCAGCTACTGCACAGACTGTTGCTAATGACATTCAACAATGGGCAGAACGAAAAGGATTTACTATAGTTACTAAAAATATTTCTAAAAGCGGAAAAGTTGGATATTTTTATTTTCGTTTAGGAGAAGACTCAGCACGCGAATCACAAAAAATTCAAGGATATATTTCGCAATTACCTAGCGTTAAACATTTTAGATTCAATGTGAAATCACAAAAACAAAGGCCACAACGTCCTACACAAGATACAATATAAATCAAATAAATAAGTTACATGAGTAAAAAACAAAAACAACATCAACAAATCGTTCCAGGAAATTCATTAGCAGTACATGTTAACGGCGCTGGACGAGATGATTTAGCATTTGCATTAAAAACATTTAAACGCAAAATCAAAAGTTCTGGAATTTTAGAAGAAATAAAAGAACGCAAAGAATTTATCAAACCTGGCATTAAAAAAAGAAAACAATTACAAGATGCTAAGTTTATGCAAATGGTAAGAGACATACACGCAAAATAATATTTTATCGCGTATCTCGGATAATTTAACACATCCAAATTAAAGCCCCTTCAAAAAAAGTTGGGGCTTTTTTACTGTTTTTTCTTTCGTGCTTATATTTATTTTTAGAATACGCTATTTTCTCTTATATAGCGTTATAGACACAAAAAATATTCTATTAAGATTTCAAATAATCTTATTTCCAAAAAACAAATTTAAGGAGTAAACTTATGGCAAAATCAGATTTGCTAAAAGAAGCAATCGCAGATGCTCGTGCTGTTAAAGAAACTGCATTAGCAAACGCAAAAATCGCTCTTCAAGAAGCATTTGCCCCAAGAATCCAACGTATTATTTCAGATCAAATCGAGAACGAACTTGATAGTGAAGAAGAATTACCAGCTGAACCAGCAATGGATGATATGGGTGATGTTCCTGTAGAAGACGAAACAACCGACGGCGCGGTTGATTGGGTTGACAATGATATTTCATTTTCAGTAGGCGGTAACACGTACGATGCTGAAATTGATAATTCAATTGAAGACGAAGAATTTGGCGAAGAAATGCCAGCTGAAGAAATGCCAGCTGACGATATGCCAGCCGAAAACCCTGAGGAAGAATATAACGAAGGATACGGTCATGAAGATGATTTGAATCTAGAAGCTATTATTCGCGAATTGGAAGGTGATTTAGATGAACCAGAAGCAATGGAACCAGAAATGAATGAACCAGTAGCAGAAGGTAAATATGAAATGCCAGATGATATCGAAGAAGACATGAACATCGACGAAATCATTGAATCAATTCTTCGTGAAGAAGAAGAAGGCGAAATGCCTGCAGCAGAAGCAAACGACGAAGTTGAAGCAGTAAAAGAAGAATTGGAAGAAGCTTATAAAACAGTACGCCAATTGAAATCTATCATCAGCGAAGTTAATTTGTTAAATGCAAAACTTCTTTACACAAACAAATTGTTCCGCAATTTTGAATTGTCAGAAAATCAAAAAATGAAAGTAATTGAAAATTTTGATAGAGCTGGTAATACAAGAGAAGTAAAATTAGTATTTAGTACGTTAGCTGAATCATTTAATCGTCCGTCATTAAAGAAAAGAGTAGTTAAAGAATCGTATGCATCTAAACCAACAGCAACAACGGCTCCAAAACGTGAAACAACTCAAGTATTGACAGAAGGATTTGAATTAGCAAATCGTTGGAAAAAATTAGCAGGATTGCTATAACATTAAAAAAGGAAAAAAGAAATGGGAATTTCAAATTTATTACAAACAAATGACTTCGTTCAAAGAAACAACGCTAAATTAGCAGTTGCGAAATGGGAAAAGACAGGTTTGTTAGAAGGTCTTAGAACCGAAACAGAAAAAGCCGGAATGGCACAATTGCTTGAAAACCAAGCAAGACAATTAGTAAAAGAAGCATCATCAACAGGTACAACAGCAGGATCTGAAGAATGGGCTGGAGTTGCACTTCCATTGGTACGTCGTATCTTTGCTGAATTTGCAGCTAAAGAATTCGTATCAGTTCAACCAATGAACTTGCCATCGGGTCTAGTATTTTATTTAGATTTTAAATACGGTACAGCTGTACCAGGATTTGATGATGATAACAACAACAGAGTAGGTGATCCATTTGGTAACCCTAATGCATTAGACTCTATGTTTGGTGTAACAACTACAGGTTCTGACGCAGCAGGTGGTTTATATGGTGCAGGTCGTTTTGGTTATTCAATCAACGAAACATCAAGTATTGCAGCACCAACAACAACAGGTTCTTTAGCTGGATCTGGATCTGTTAACTTTGATGGTAACTTTACAGGTGCATTAACTTCTTACAAAAGAATTACCGTTGCAACTTCATCATTACCAAATTTAGATACAACAGCAATCCGTTCATTTGCATTGGTATCTGGTTCAACTCCAATTGCAAACTATGCTGCATTCACTAAATTAGATGCAACATCATTA